TTTGATTCCACCATAGGCTACGGCCCCCCTTGGCCCGACCTGTTTGAATACACTGAGCCGATCTCAGACATGCCAATTGCCCGCACCGCCCCCACCACTCTTTGGCAACGCTTTAGGTCTCTCCGAAGGATCAAAGGGGGTCATTTAAAACTGCCGGCTGTTTTCGCACACCCGCTAGCAGTTCCGGGGATGAAGATAGGCGTTAGCAGGTCCCAACAGATTGACAATGCGCGGAGAAACAACCAGCGCCCAGAACCGGCTGTTTGGGTAACCTTGATGAACGAACTGGCCCAGGCTCTCGACAAGTACCGGAACCTGGCCCTGCCAGACGTGACACTCGAGTGTCAAACCATCGAGTACACTGCCGACATTCATCGCGCCTCTAGGCTCGTATCCGACCTGAAGGCGCACCCCTCCGTACTGGAGACCCGCGGCAACCCCGTGGTGCTTCAGAGCCTGGACGCGATCATTGATTCTTACAGGTTGGAGGGCAGGACTGTGCAGGTGCCGGTCGATTGCTACCTTGGCGTTTGGGGCTGTGGAAAGACAACCGCCACGATCCAGTATCTACACACGTTGACACCTGAGGAGCGAAGCATGGTTCGGATTGTGAGCCACACTGAGTCGCTACGTGCCCAGGCCCGCATTTCTGTGGATTTTCCCGAACTGCGGGGGTTCAATTTCCCCACCCTTGCCAGCATCATAGCCGAGCCTTCCACCGGGATTATCGTGTTTGACGATGCTGGGAAGTATTGGGGGGGGGTTTTGGACTTGGTCGTACTCACTAATCCACTTGTCAACCGTATAGTAGTGAATGGAGACCCGTGTCAGACCGCTGAGAAGTTTCCAGTTGCAGGCACTCAGAGCGAGTTTGACTTGTCGCCCATTCACTGCGTCAGCACTCAAGCAACGCGTTACGCCACCCGCACCCATCGTGGATTTCGCCTACTTGCTGACACCCTTGGGGCACACACAACTAACACCATTCAGGGCCACATCACTCACACTGTCAGTGGTAAAGACGGCATTCCGGTTTGCACCGCGTCTCCGCGGTACGTTCAGGTGCTTTCCAGTTACGGCAGGCGTGCCTACACTTACTCGAAGGTTCAAGGCGAGGATTTTAAGTGTGACGTGGAGATTGACATGACTGGACTTGAGGGCGCGATATTGGACTCAGCGGCGTACACCGCCATGACGAGGTCTTCCACCGGGGTTTATTTACATGCTGAGGCAGCCAACCCGGCCACCACCCTAAAGAAACCTCCCACTGGTAGTGATCTGATGAACGCCGTGATTTACGCAATGCGCGCCAGCAATTCCGCCTCTCTACCTGCCCCC